TTTACCGCAGGAGGATTCTGAGCTCTTTGCTTATCTTAAGAAACACTGAGGATCTAACCATGCTAAGAGTGGTAAATTAATAGATGTATTCATGAATACAGTAGTTAAGAATCGTGATCATCCAATGTGGGATTTGACTATACCTTACGATAATTACTAGGTTAGACGGTATTACTGTTTTCTTAGTTACTGGTTACTTACTTAACATTTGGCTTAGTTTATAGACTTATCTCTTAGAGATGTTATTTTGGATATATACGCTAATAATTGCTACAATTATGTTGATGTATTCTTAAAAGTTTAGGTAACTACTGGTTTGGCCCTTCAATTATGTGATTAGCACACTGCATTTGGTTATACTATAGCTTTAAAACCAAAAACATTTATAGAGAAGAATCTAATACCTTGGATAGAACCTAAGGATGTAGGCAACGTTCTGAATTTTCACGGTGGTCTCAGTTTTAGGCAGTCTTACAACTTGTAGTTGGCTAAGATACTGAATTAGATTTTTCCTGTTTATAGACGTGAATTAAATTTGGATGAATTAGCTATTGAATTCGGAAAGAATCTTCTAAGCGATGGGTCAGTAAAACATCAACCTGCTTTCGACACTAAGAAACAATACTATCTTAGTTAAGATTTAAATTTGGTGTTCAAATAGGTCTTAGCGCGATGATTGCTTATTAACTGACCTCCTTATATGTGTTACGCTGCTTAGAAGTTAGAAGCGGTAAAAGTTAGGTAGTTTGTCAATGTGAACAATATTAGCTTTGAAGATATGACATTAGTCTACACGTTGTTTAATTATGTGGACTAAACTTAGATTAGTTGTAAATGAGGTTACGTAGGTCTAGTTGCCTTAATGAATAAAAAGAAGCGTTTTGAAGAAATTTATTGTAGAAGTAAAGGATTATCTATGGCTAGTCTACCGTTAGACATATCTAAGTTTGATAACAATGTGTAGTTATGGATGATGAGTGATATCTGCTGAACGTTAGCTATTATTTTTCCTTAACTATGAGACTGGCTCGAATATGCTGCTGATTAGTTAGACAACAATACATTTTTGAATTCCGAATAGGCTAAGTGGGTTTAAAAGATTGAATGTGGCTTGATGTCTGGATTCAAAACAACTTCTATCTTTGGCTCTATCATTAATTTGACTATTTGCAAAACAATATTAGAAAAAGCCAGTATGGATCCAGACTTTATAGCTGTATTGGGAGATGACATAGATTTAGGTTTTGACGCAGTCATTTAACCTTCTGTTATTTACGATTTATATGATATGATCAACTTCCCCATAGCTAAAGATAAGACTAAGTTTACTTGAGGAGTCAACGTCATAACGGATTTTCTATGAGTTCAGCATCACTGAATAGGTTAAGAGTTAAGTAGATATGGTTTACCGGTCAGACTAATTAATAGTTTGTGTTATAGTAAACCGTGGTAGAGTTAAG